CATTGCTGTATTTAGCACACCATAAATATCATCGATGGGCAACGATATCTTTACTAAATTGGCAGAAAAATATCCCTTTATCACGCTGTGCTTGTATGCCAACGTGGAATATGTGGGCATAGTTCAAAACAGAGACGAAATAGTCACAACTATCTATGACTTTGGTACTGTGACTGATCTTGAAGACAAATTGGCATTCTTGGAATTGGCCAATACTTGGTGGTGGGAAAGCAATCGCAGCATACCCATCAACATATTCTTGCGCGGCGAATGGGACCGATTTAGACACACGCTGCGAACATTCAGCAACAAAGATCTAGAAATCTTGCATGGCCCTGCTTGCAGCCTGCTGGACATTGCTCGCAAGAAAAGCAAGCGCAAATCAATTACACTGGTTCGACGGATTGATTGAGCAGGTTCATGTGCAAGGCCACCAAGGCTGCATAACTGATAGCATGTGCCTGTTTGAACGTATAGCCCCGGCTAGAATCTCCATCCCACACTGACGCAAATACCTGGTCCCAGGGTAGACGTTGCAGGTGTGCTTTGCCCGGACGAATAATCGATATAAATGCAGCCAATCTTGGGATACTATCTGGCCGCATCTGTTTCAACAAATCATAGTAACTGCCCACGTGAGCCAGCTGACTGACCCAAGCAGGATCAGTCCATAGTCGATGCCACGGCGGAGTTGCTGCCAACATTTGCTCATAGTGCTCGGGACTTTTGATCAACTGATACACACTCATGTTCAAGAAGTCCAGTTTGAAATAACCACGATCTTCTGCTTCTGTGTAGTCTATAGCAGCACACTCATGCACAGGATCTTGTGGTATGTCAGTGACATAGATACCTGAGTTGTGTCGGCGTCCTGTAGCATCTTGCCGTGCGGCTGTGTATTGAATTAATTCAAGTACAGCGTCCCTGTTGGGCATATCAATGTCAATATCTGCACTCATAATTTACTAAAATAGGGTATAAGAATCTGTTCTGCAAATGCTCGATGAGCTTCAAATGTTGGATGGCCAATGTTGGGCCTGTCTTGATAATCCAAAGGCACGAATCCTTGTTGGTGACACCAATCTGCAAATCCAAATGATTCAAAATCAATAAAGCATTGTGAGTCCAATTGTGATTTAAAAAAATCAACAAGGTACTCGTTTTCTAACTGTTCTGCCCGGGGCGACTGAAACATCAAAAACTCAATGTTCAAATCTTTCATCAGCGCCTGAAACATCACACAATCACACAACAGATTTGCTCGTTCAGCATACGGACTGTAATAGTATGCACGACCTTGGTTATATTTGTCAAGAAATTTGTTCTCTTTGTCAAACATCTTTTTGCCTGCCAACAACAAATCACGCCAGTTGTTTTTGTCTGAGAATGTATGTGTTTGAAAATTTGATTCTTGCGCTAATTTAGGTGTTGATTGTTCAATCCAAACTTCTGATCTCAATTCAAAAGATAATCCAATTAATGCAATAATTCGTTGTTCAGGATTGAGTTGTCTTTGCTGTATTAAATCATGCACTGAACTTCTAATTATACGCCGATTACAACTGCCTTTTATTGCATTGTTGATTACAAAACCGTTGAGGTGTTCGCTTACCACATGAGCATATGTTTTTCCCGCCAATGATGAGTGAAAATTTTCATCACTGTAGCTATCTCCGTTGCAGTAGATCAGCGGATGGCTGTTCATTGTGTATCACACAGTGCCACAGCAATACGCACAGCTTCTTCGGCTCGTTCCCGTGCTGCCAGTGCATCAGCCACAGTGGGATGATTTCGGGCCAATTCCAGCATGCGTTTTTCTTCTTCCATCCGACGGCGTGCCCATTGAACAACCTCTACAGTCATCCCGTCCAGTTCAATTGTTGGGTAGCTGGACTGCAACGGCAACCATGAGGCACCATCATACACTTCAAGATTGCCACCAATGTAGCGAACCATGCCTGCACTGGCTCTGGTAGTGTCAATGTAGGGCGCATTGTACACACTGCCTGAAACCGTTATACCCGTGCCACTTGTGATATTTCTAATCATGTTACCATCCTGCTTGAGTTAAAATTTGTTGTGCATACGCTTGGTCCGCTGCGGATTCTGCAAACTTGGCTGACCAGACATCGCTGTTGATGTAGGGCCAGATCATTTCTACCTGTTGTGGATGCAAACTGGCCAAGAAACCTTGTCCTGATTCTGAATTGTATATGGCCCAGGGCGAGATTCTGCCGGCCGTGATAGCATAGCATATAGCATGAGTGTTGCCGTAACGCAAACAGTCATGTGGCTGTGCCTGTGTTTTTTCTGCCCAGTCAACGCTGAATTCAATGGCTCGGGCCAAGGCATCGTCCACTGCTTCCACCTTGAGATAGTCCAACAAGTATTCTGTGTATACAGCATCTGAACACCAGTAGTCAATGCGCTTGTTGTGCTTCAACAACCATGACATAAACTGACCAGGGTTAATGGTGCGAGTTTCCACACAGTATGTACCAAACTTCACAAAAGCTTTGTAGTAGGCACTGCTGGCAAAATCTTCGTATGTTTTGACCTTAGAGGATCGCTGCACTGATTCATAGAACTTCACAAAGGCCTGAAATCCCAGTCTGACTCCTGGTTCGTTTTTTCTTTGATGTCGTCGCTTGGCTTCACACAAATGCAACTCTATGGAAGTTTCTCGTGCAAATGTTTTGTTGCAAAAATCACAAACAAATTTATTTGGAGTCGTTGCCATGCTGACGAATGTATGCATCAAGTTCTTTTTTGGTTGTGATAGATGCTAGGAGATCGATTTCATCTGTTTTCAAGTGAGGGAAAAACTCACTCAACTGCTTTTTGACGGACCCAGCACCAGGTTCTTTTTTCTTGGGTGCAATCCAAACATGTCGTGGAGTGCCCATGTCGGGGCTCACTGTGGTAGCCATGAGCCATTGCAGTTTGGGATGCCGGCTCATGGTAAAGAAGTGCTTGTTGAATCGTTCATTGGTGGCAATCACATAGAACTCCTGCAGGTCTCGTGATCCTTCCACTGCTGAACCCCAACGTATCATGAGATAGTTTGAGAACTTCTTGCGTTCTTCAGGTGTGAGATTGTCGTAAAAGGTTCGATCTTTGCGATCAAACATTTTCATCTCGTTGGCGATGTTTAGTTTGTCACTCATGGGATTTCTTTAGATTATACAACACAAACAGTTGATCCAGCAACTCACGCATGGCCGAATCTGTTTCGCACATTTTAACAACTTCGTTGAGCTCCGTTAGCATTCGCTTATTCGTGGCATACGGATCGTAGTCCTTACCGGATTCGTATCCAACAACATGACGGTCGGTCTTGCCAAACTCCCTGGCATAGATTATACCGTCAGCACGTTCGTAAATGTAGTTCACTCCCGGAGTAAGTGTACCCATTAGTGATTCCTTTTGCCGTCAAACACACAGTTGAATACCAAGTTCATTTCACCATCGTTGATCACTCTGTGAAAAGCGCCATCGGGAATAAGGATAACATCACCAGCATTGACTCTAAAACGTTGTTCGTCTACCAACATTATGCCTGTGCCCTGCACAAAGAAGTAGACTTCTTCTTGCCCCGCATGACTGTGACCACGAGTGCTTTGTCCTCGATACAGTCGAGTGCTGGATAGCACAAGGTTTTTTAGTGTCTTGTTGTCTTTGAGCAAGTATGTTTCATTGTCTTTGACAACTTCTCCGCCAATGTCGTGGATATCGTATTTGATGTTCATGTTACCAGGCCTTGTTATAGTCTACTATTTCGCAGTTACGGCTGACGTCTTTTACAAAGTAAACACAGTCAGGTTCGGGGTCATCGTTCAACGGCACTGCCAGCATTTGGCCGTTTTTGAGTTTGGGTGCGTACCACGAAACTTCATGATACACATCCAAGATCTCAATGTCAGGAAAGCTGGGTCTAAAGCTAGTTAAGGGATTGAACTGAAACACTCGGAAACCTCGATCATTGATCGACGTCAAGGGCAGCACTTCGAGATCACCTACTTCAGGTTCGCCTATCAAGATCTGCCAATCCATGGGCATACGAATTGTGTTGTTGCCTATTCGCAGCACCAAGGCTGGGCTGTTGAAACTTTCCAAAAATATTAGTGGAATGAAATGATAGTCTGGGTCCTTGGGGTCACTGTTGTCCAAGATAGCAAATCGCATGTCGTCGATTTCTTCTGGCAAGTGATCAAGATTGTAGTGTTGGTTGTCGAGTGTAAGAATTCTCATTGTTTTATTGTACTGGTTTCAAACTGCGATGTCAATACTTCTTCGGCATGCATTGCAAATTTCTTTTGTTTGTTCATGTCATGCACATGAAACATTGGGTCAGATATTTTCCAGGCATCAGGGTCATCCATGGCCAAGTTGTATGAAATATGATGATTATCAAACTGGCTCAGTCTATGTTGTTGTAACTCAGCGATATGCGGCAAAAAAGACTCAAACATCATGTAATTAAATGCAAACGGGATCTTTAAAGCTTGCAGTATGCCCAACAAATTGCCAATCAACATAGCCGATTTGTTGGCTTCCAGTTGCAGATCTCTAGTTACAGAGAAATAGTCTCTGCATAACTTTTCATCGGCAGTGAGTACTCCAGTGTGATTACTAGTTATCCAATCATTAACGGGTCCGTGACGCCCTTGTGCTGCAAATTCTATCCTCAATGGATCAGTAAAACCTAGTACTATTGCGTCAGGTTTGTTGGCAGAAACATACTCCATTAGACTCAATGCAATCAAACAATTGCTCCATCCTGAACGACCAAGATTGATTACATCAAAAGCAGGTAACAGTTCACTCCAGTGTTGGCCAGGGTATTTTGGATCCAGACACATGAAGCTGTCGCCTACGACCAACAATTTCTTTTTCATGCTATCTTCATCCAGTCCAGTTTCTCAGCAGTGAACGGATAATTGGCTTCCTTGTAGAACTGCTTGCGTTTGGTCAAGTGTCGCTTGGCAAACTTGCAGGTACTAGTCACATCCCAGATCTGAACATGGTCTTTGTCTTCCGCTTTACGTATGCCACGACCAATACTTTGAATAACTCTAACAAAACTCTTGCCAGGCTCAACAAGAACCAAGTTAAAAATACGGGGAATATTAATACCAACAGCAGCCACTCCATATGTGGCCACAATGATTTTGTCTGTTGCTTCAGCCACTTGATCATATTCGTCTTGACGGTCTTTTGATTTGGTTGCTCCTGACACAAACACTGCCTTATCGCCTAATCTGGCCACTAGTTCGGTGCCTGCTGCCACGCGGTCCACCAACACTAGGGTATTGCCAGTTTCGTTGATCTGTAGTATCAATCCTGCCATAGCATCTAGCCGACCTTTTTCCTCCAGCAAGTATTTAAGCTCACTTTGATAGTTGCTGAACTCCACATGGTCCAAGAGTTGCACAATGTTCACATGACACTGGGCCAACACGCCTCGGTCCTGCAATTCGCTGGCACTGAGTTTGCTGATAACTGGGCCCAGGCTCACCAGCAGGCTTTGGCTTTCAAACTTTTCTTTGGGCACTGTGCCTGTGAGACCCCAACGAATTGGCACTCGCGACATCACACCTGTGAGCATGGTCTTGAGTGCGTCGGCTTTGGCCATGTGTACTTCGTCCACAATAACGCATACCACACCTTCCATAAAGTCCAGCATGGTAAAGTCAGCAACACCACTGGCTGTGTTTTTCATCAGCACATTGAGACTTTGCCAAGTACAGATGGTATGTGTCTTGCCCAGCTCTTTGCGATCGCCAAAATATACACCTACATCCAGCCCTAGATTGATGTAGTCCTTTTCAGTTTGACGCACAAGGTCTTTGTTGGGCACAATCACAATCGATCGTCCATACTTCTGTACGTTCCAACTCAGGGCCGCAGTCATTAGAGTCTTGCCTGCACCTGTGGCCACTTCTTGAATGCACTGTGGATTCTGCAAGTAGTTGTTCACAATCTCTACTTGATAGTCACGCAACATCACAGGCTGCCCTGCCATGGGATGCCCTGCAGGCCACATTGTATCTTGAAATGTGTCTTCCCGCATGGCCTCAAATTCAAATGTATTGGAGTAGTCACGCTGATCATCTAGTTCAATGTCATAGTCGTACTGCTCCAAGATGGGAATAATCTCGGGCAATAAATTGATGTAGCTAGATCCGCCCAACTGAAAGTAGGCCACTTTGCCATCCCACCTACCCAGTCGCACAGCAGGTTGATACCGTGCTCCGGGGATTTCATACTTGAATGTATTCACTAGTTTTTTGCGACAGTCAAGGTCCAGACCTTCAATCTTGATATTGACTTCGTCTCGAATTACTATGGTTGCTTGTTTCATTATTTTTACATTATACAGACTATTACCTATCACAGCAATACTTTTGACGGATTTATCTTGTTTGTTAATTGCTCTTGTATTGTTTCAATATTGGATACTTTACCAAACACACTGACTGAATACATGTCACGCAGTGTCCACGACTGGATGTTCCAGTATTGGCACCATTTTTGACTATGGTCCTTCCACCATAAATCAAATTCCTCTTGTTTGATATTTTCCAATGTGTCAATGTCTTCAAGTGCAATGTGTATCTGCGGTCTCAATTTTAACCATGGTTTTGCTAGTTCGCACAGTCGAGAAAAGTCGTCGGGTTCATTGTTGAGCCAATAGGTATAGGGTATCTTGCCCAGTTCAGCCCATCTAACAAACACATCTCCTGCTTTGATTTCGGTAGTGGAATTATCTAACCACTTGCGATCAAAAGGTTTTTCCAACAGGCCTGCTTTGTCTCGATAGTCAATGTGCAAAACTTTGTGTCGCTGAAACCGCATGTGTTTTTCACACAAATGAACATGCTCGTGAAAATGCAACCAATCAGGATTGCCATCGTAGTTGGTTTCGTATATTTGATGTACTGAATTAAGATAATGTTGATCCTGAGCCAGGCACAGATCCTGATCAATCTTTATAGACAATTTATTGCCATACCATATCAACCGATCAACCAGTTCGCAATGCGTGATGCTTTCAATGTAGTAAGGGTTATCCCAGTCTGAAAAAGGAATAGGAACATGAGATAAATGTTTGTATATTTTTTTATAAACATCAGCCAACGGCACTGACAACAACATTATGTCTGCGACTGTACCATTGGAAAACAATATTTTCATAACATATTTAATATGTCAAAAAAACAGGTACCTTTTTAGGGGTACCTGTTGTAAAGCCCGGGCCGGAGCCAACCGTTTGTTGCCCAGGAAAAAAGATTATGTTACCTTGTGTCTTTCAGCACATTGAACAGTTCCTCACGATCCCGTTTGAATGCTTCATACATTATTGTAACACCATTCACTGCAAGATACAACACTGCGATAGATATTTGTGCCAGGAATAACTGCCCCAGCTGTTCAGAAGTGTCTACATAGTTCAGACCAACCAATGACACAACCGACATAAACACTATCGTTCCTACAATCCAGGCGAACACAGCAATCCACGGTGTTTCTCGCAGGAGTTCGCGGAACGTTTCGTTGAGTTCGATTACGTTGGAAAACATTTTGCCAAAGACCCAACGCACAAATGCAATCAATAAAAATGGTTTCATTTTATTCCTTTTTCTCGTACAGTAAATCCAGATTCCTCAGCTTCGTCAGCTTCGTAACGAGTGCTCACAGTGTACAGCATCAAATCACCATCCCAAATTTCAAACATACTGTTCCTTAAAGAATTGAGTTAGCGGCTGCTGCCGCGTTCCAGGCACTGAAGAAAATATTCATCCATCCCAGTTTGATGTGACCTGCTTCAAAGTCGCGCTTGGCCCAGGTCCACAAAAGCCAAGCCGCCAAAATGTTAACAACGGTCCACACAGTCATGACATCACCGCAACCAAAAAGATAAAAAATGCTGCAACAGGATAACCAAACAACAAGGCCATCATGGCAAGTACGGTACCAAAGAAAGCTTTGTCTGATCCCATCACATGCCACCATTCTTCAACAAGTGCAAGGTCACATCCGCTGCCGGCACTTGCACCATTTCACGGCTGTACTTTTGCACAGGACGGGATGTTTTGCTGGCTGGATAGATCTTGATCTTTACATAACCATGATCCGAAGGTGTTGGGCGACCCAATGCAGTGACTTGATAAAGGTTGGCGTAGAACACCACAAAGTCACCTACTGCAAGATTGCGACCCAACATGTCCTTCATATCAAGCGCTCTTCATGCAAGTTGTTTCTGCCAAACGCTTCCAGTTCAGCACACTCATCTTGCGCAGGTCTGCAATCTTGATTGCCATACGCAGGCTCACTTCACGCAGGCGATTCTGGTTGGCGTCCATGAAGTCAATGATGTCGTCTTGC